CTCCCGTGTCGTCAAGCTCACCCACAGCATATGCCTTCTTCTCTAGAACCTCAGCGTAAGTACATGACGTAACCGCACCAGAGGTGTCGCTCTTCACAACGTACCTGTCCCCCTTCTCTACCTTGGCCGCGTTTTCCCCTTCGAGCAAGAAGTAGACATCAATTACATCAGGTGGAAGTGCAGGGGGGGCTGGCAGCGCAGGCCACACAAAGTGCTGGTTGGTATATATGGTCTCGTAGGTTTCGGCGTCAGGCTTGATAACGAACTTGTACCTCTTGGCCCAAACAGGAGCCCTCATAATAGAGGGGATGGTGACCCGAATCTGATTCTGAAAAATGGAGTCTCCACACTCTAGCTCCACTTTGTTATTTGGCGCAACAAGGGCAGTGCTAGACCTACCAAACTCGTCCATATAGACGATACCAATCTCATAGCTACGGTTGCTGTGTAGGCTTGGGGCAGAAAATGTGGGCTGAGTGTCAGCAGTTGCAGCATCCAAGGGTGTCTGACGTAGCGAAACCTGAAATCCAAGCTTGTTGAACAGGCCGTCGGAGTTGACCATGTCATACCCCTCTAGATAGTTGCCGTAGACGAGCCTATTCCCCATCAAGGTCTGGGCCTTAGCCAGCCTAGGGACGTTGTCATACAAGCGTAGAATCTCACTCTCAGGAAGGATGGTGAAAATCTTCTGCTTGCTAAACTGAATGATGTAGTCGGAGTTGTCCGCCAAAGACACGTTGGCCTTGTCGACCTTCTCAATGACGCGGATGATATTGTCATCCATCTCCTTGAACAAGATGTCGATACCCTTCACCAAAGAGCTGCCCGTACGCACACTAACGTCACAAGCCTGAACGGAGTTGACCATACCCTCGTTGAGGTACGACTCCGTAGTAAACGCAAACGGCTTGCTCTCGAAGATGGGGTCGCTAAACTGTGACGTAGCCGAGTACTCGTTGTTGGCATACTCCCATCGGTAACCAAAGCACAGGAGGCGGTCCTCCATATAGTCCTCCCGAGACACCACTTCTACAGCAGTAACCGTAGGTGCTTCCGAGGGAGGCATCTTGATGACGAGGATGTCCTCACCTAATACCCCGCTGTCTAAGTTCGCCACAGGAAGCGGGTACGCCGTGGTGACGTTGATGCGGCGCGGAGGGTTGAAGTCGTCGGTAAAGAACAGCAGCCCGTCAACCAAGTCCACACCCGTAATCAGATGCTGCGGGTCGAAGTTCAAGGTGGTAGTAGAAGCCGTAGAGGGGTCGTCGATGCTGACCACATGATACGTCAGCAGGTCGCTGCGCATATTGTACGAGACGATAAGGTCGAGCTTCCCGACCGCTGGGACCAAAGTAAAAGCCGGGTCGTGGACGAACCAGTACATGGTCTCGTTGGCCCCATCGCTATAGGCGCCTAGGCACGTGGCACTGGCGCTCAAAGCAGCCCCCGTAGGTGGGTATACCAGCGTAGTGAGCTGCGTATTGCCCTTGGTGTTCTCTACCGTTCCAATCTCCGAGTCCTCGGTGGACCCCATCCGGATGTTGCGGGCATCGATATACTCCCCTTGGGGGACAAGGCGCTCGTCGACGCTCTTGTTCATGCGCCCCTTGATGAAGTTCCTTACCAGATTCGCCATTACTTAATCCACTTGTCTCGACCACGCATGTTCATCAGCAAGCGCCCCGGGTGGATGTTGCTGACGCGAAGCTTTGCGTTGCGCAGGAGCGCGTTCTTCTTCTTCCTCGCCCGACCCACGATATACTCTTGTACACCCAACTTAGCGTCAAGGATAGCGTACTGGATATACGCGTATACGTAGTCCTCGAAAAGCTTGTTCACGCTAATCTCAGTGTTGTTGCCACCCTCCATACCATCACTGACATACTCGAGGATGCAAAGCTCGTCAGCCATGTGGCTGCTGAAGTTGATGACGCCACCCTTCTTGTTGATGCTAAACGTAGGGTTCGCGTTAGCCGTCTCCGTGTTTAGTCCGTACCGAGCCCCGATGGCATAGTCGAAATACCAATTGCCGTCGCAGCAGTGGCCAAGCTGCCCATCGAACTGACTGTTTCCATTCAGGTAGATGCTAGGCTTGGTGCCCGTAATCCTATCGAAATCGATAGTAGAATCCTGCGGGCGTAGAGTAGCTCCGCTCTCGTCAAAAAGGATGCGACAATTGTTGTCTTGCAGATAGGCCGAACTCCAGTTCGTCTGAATATTCTCCGTTAATGGTCGAAGAATTCCGCCCTTATATAGGGAAATGCGAACCCAGTTGACATAGTCCGGAGGGAGGACAAAACGTAGGCTGTCACAGACGCTGAGCTCGAGAACCTTAATCTCTTTCAGGGAGTCGTAGTTCAACTCTTGGATGGCCCGCTTAGCATGGAACAGAATCTTGTACCGCTCCTCGTTATTGACAAGGGAGTGGTTGCCGTTGTACATCAACAGGAAGTTGTTGACGATATCTTCCAGAGAGACGTATTGGTAGCTACCCCAATTCTTGTCCTCGGGGTTGGCTCCGTTATTCTCGTAGTACTGGTAGTCTGTGATATATGCCATTACTGCTCTTTCTCTTCTGCGTTAGCATACTGGTATACGTCGCCCTCGCGGATGCTCATGCCCGCCATCTGCAAGATGCCATACACCAACCTTGGCTCGTCATCTATGGGGAGCTCAAAGTCTTGGTATCCAGTCAAGCTCTGGTTGAATACAGGCTCTCCATTGGTCAATACACTAAAGGTCCACTTCGGGTCGAAGGGGTACCGAACGTATTGACATACCACATCGCCCTGCGCGTACGTCGTTGCAGTAGGGTAGATGGTGACGACCTGACCAGCAGTGGGGTTATCGATGGTGTACGCGGGGTATTGTGCCGAAGGTGCCGTCAAGTTCGAGTTTGCCAACATGGTGATGCGGCTATGCGTAACAGGCTCTGCCTCAGCTCCGTTGACCAGAACCTTGTTCAGCAAGTAGTAGTCGTCACCGGTGGTAGCGACGCTCGGAGTGAAGAATAGGTTGGCCGCACTCTGTGTCAGGGGCTGAGACACGGAGAAGATGTCGATGTCCTCGTTGATGCCCTTGGTCATATTGGCGTAGTCCGTACCAGACATACGCGCGTTTTCTGCGTTGATAGCTTGGTTAAGACCAGTGAAATACCCCTCAAAAATCTCTAGCTGAGCCTGCTTAGCAAACAGGTTGAAGTCGGATGGAGAGATATAGCCGTAGTTGTTCTTGTTCAATATCGACAAGACCGTATTCCGCACGGAGTTAATCATTCCTCTAAGATAGCGCCAAACGAAAAAGCCACCCGAAGGTGGCTTTCTCTAGCAATAGGGAAAAAATTATGCAACTGCAATACCAGAAATTGTTACAGCTCCGGAAGCCGCACTCTCCAATCCAGAAAGGCTAACGTCATAGCTGGGGTGCTGCCAAGAAGTTTGCAACGCACTAACGATAGAGTCCTGAATTCGGTCTCGTACAGTGACGTCGTCTGCTGCCATAGTGGCGTGCGTAATAGTAGCAATATCATTACCGTTGGCGCCACTGTAAGTTACCGTAACGGTAGTCGTGCTTGCTTGCTCAACAATAATAATGTTATCGAGAGCCAAAAGCTGACGGGTTTCACCGGTACCGGTGATGGGGATAGAGAGGAATTTCTGCATGATAAAAAAAAATATATCACAAAGATACTTATTCCTCAAGCAACGTGTCGAGGGCCCGTAAGGTCTCAAGCCCCTCGTCGCTAAGGAGGTAAGACGTAGCCAAAGCCACGGGGTCTTCACCAAACGGAATCGTCAAAAGCTTGCGCTTCTTTGTGGGTCCATTGAACCAAATCTCCGTCTTGTTGCGGCGGAAAGAAAGTAGGCCGTCGTCAAAGAATCTCTGAATCTTAGACTGCAACTTCAAGTCTGGGTCGTTCACTACGCGCAGGAATGTCTCTGGTTCACGACGCACATAGATGAGCATATCGCGGCGCAACTCCGAGGTGGTGAGGCGAGATGGGTCG